CACCGGCAACACCGGCCGCCCGCTCGCCGTAGAACTTATCGCCCGTCTCCGTGATCAGATTGCGAACCCTCTGGACTTCCTGACCGTTGATCTCGATGACCAACCACCCGGAAAGTCCAACGTGCTCATCGAACTGCATATCGACTCCTCTTGCTCCCTGGTCGTCGGCTGAAGCCGGCAGCCTCCTCGACGGGAACTAATCAAGAAAGCCGTTACTGCTGATGTTGCTTGTTGCTACCTAGGTGTGACCGGATTCAACCCGGTCGGAACTTCCGGCCCCGAAATCGTGAGATCTTCAGGGGAAGGTGGCCGAACCGGAGTTCGGGTGGTCAATTCCGCAATACGGGCATCGATCATCGACATCTGGGACACCGTCCCATCAACTCGAGGATCAAGCGCAACGTTGCGAAGCCGCTGCACGGCCGTTGCGTTCGTGATCTTCTCCAGCACCTCGAGGAAGAACTCACCCTTGAACTGAAGGTAGCCCCGGGCCTCTTCATCGGAGAAGTTGTTGGGGTTGTCCCACAACGCAAACGAATCGGGATCCTCGTCGATGAGCTTGATCGGACGCAGGATGCCGTTGGCGAACACATCGAGATCGGGATTGGCCGCCTCATGCTGATTCAGGCGGCGTTCCTCCGGCTTGATCCCAAAGGACCGACCGGCCTGAATCGTTTCATGGTTCTGGACGCCGTAAGCCCCGACACGCTTGAGGATCACCAGACTTTCGGTGACGTTCTTCCACACCTCAAGGTCATTGTCATCCGGATTGAAACCCGGAGGCTTCGGGGCCAACGCCTGAGCTGCCGCCACCTCAGCGCGAACCTCGGCGGCACGAGCCTCAGCACGCCGAGCAACTTCCTCGGCCTGAGCCGTCTTCACATCGGCCTTCACGTCAGCCGACTCCGACTCCAAAGTCGCAGCATCGGCAGCCGCATCGGCAGCCGCCGCCAATCGGGCCTCCTCACGGGCCTCCTCGCGGGCCGCGGCAGCCTCCAAGGCCACCGCGTCATCCTCATCAACAACCTTCTTCGGCCTGGACTTGACCGCACTGGTTTCAGCCATGAATCCCTATTCCCTTGTTCAGCCCCCGAAGAGGTCCCTTGTAGTGAGAGGGCCAGGGCCGCAACCCTGGCCCCTCACTCCTGATCTGCTGAGACTACGCCCGACTGACGCCCGACGAAGCCACTCTGTCCAGCCGACTGGCAGACTGGCCGACTACGGGGTCTTCGTCGTATCGACGATACGGCGAAGCCGCTCGGGCCGATGGACGATGGCACCGAACTCACGCTTGGCGATGTAGTGCCAGTACCAGTTGTTGTCGGTCCACTCCATGTTCTCCAGACCACCCCAGAAGCCGGCCTTCGACGCATCCCGACCGATGACGAACATCTCGTTCGCCGGGAAGAACGACACGTCCTGGTCATCCTTCCAGTTGGTCAGGTAGGCGATCTGCGCCCCCCGGTACGTCCCGAGAACACCCGTGCGAAGGATCTCCTCGTTGGTGTTCGGCAGGAACATGGTGTTGGTGCCAATCTGGGTGGCGATCTGGCCGACCATGGTCCGACGACCGACGATGGTGATCGTCTGATCACGACTCTCATCGATGACCTGATCGATCGCATCATCCACCGCTGTGAGTGAAACGCCGGCGCCCGACACGTACTGAGCCGAACCGATCGGCACGGCAGCTTCGAAGAGCCGCAACATGCGAAGGTTCACCTCAGCCGAGAGCCGCTCGATGCCAAGATCGATGAGAGTCTGCTGGGTCTCCCCGAAGTTGTTGCGCAACTTCTGGTCGAACTCGTAGACATGGAACCCGATCGGATCAGGCTTCATCTCGAAGACCTCGCTGTGCAGCGTGCTTGCCTCAATGTAAGCACCGCGAGCCGTCCAGAAAGCCCGCAGGCCGCGAGTCTCCTTGACGAAGATGCGGCCACCCTCATCGGTGGTCTCCACGGTCGTCATCAGACCGAGCAGATCCTCGTGAGTGAAGCCCCAATAGATGGCATCGGTAATGGCCTGAGCCATTGCTGCACGCCACTGGGGATCGCCCCAGTTGGCCTTGGCCTCCGCGGTCAGCGCATCACGCTGCTCGAGAAGGGCCTCCCGCTCTTCAGCGGTAAGTTGGGTGGTCATGGTTGTCCCTCCTCTCAGAACAGGATCTCGGCTTCGATCTCACGCCGGCTGGCGGAGACGTTCGTGACGACCAGCCACGCTTCCCCAGGAGTTTGGGTCTCCACCCAATACCCGTTGGTGTCGTCGCCGACACCGGGCGAGAGCAGATCGCCAGCAACCACTGTCGGAGTGGCGATGGTGGCACCGGCCACCATGACCCTCCCGGGATAATTCCGCTGGTGGAGGAAACTCCGAGCCACGGTGTTCGTGAAGACCACCTTGAGACCCGGACCCGCAATCACCTGGCACAACTTCCCCTGCGGAACGAGATCCCGATCCGAGTAGGTGTTGTAGAGGGGATCGGTCCCGTAGAGGTCGATCCACTCGTAGACGACAATGCCGCCCCGACCGGGACGAGGTGGCGCCTGCGCCGAAGTGGCCAGCACGACTGGCTGAGCATCGGTGAGTGCCGAAGAAACGGCCCCCGAAGCCACAACCGGCACGCCAATCGGGACATCCACCTGATTCAGGAAGAACCGTCCCTGGCGATCGTCCTCGTCGGGAACGATGCGGAAGTCGAAGTTACGACCATAAGTACCCATGGTGCTCCTCCTCAGAGCTTCCGAGCATCGACGCCAGCGCTGCGCATCGTGCCAATGGCGGACAGGGCGGACCCTGTGTGGTTGTCGTCGGGCTCACGAGATGCCTGAATGGCACAATTGGCCGGCGGGGTCTTCATCTTCTTGCCGTTCTTCATGGCATCGAAGACCACCTTCCACTCAGCGAGCCGAGCAGCGAAGTCCTCATCGCTGAGACTGGCGAGATGATCGGCCTGGGCCTCGACGTAGGCATCGTCGAAAACGTCCGGGCGGTCCGCGGCCTTGGCTCGCGTCAGTCGCTCGGCACGCTGCATCGCAGCGGCATCCTCAAGCTCCTGAGCCGCAATGGCCTCGGTCCAGAACGCCACGATGGCCGTCTTGGATTCTTCGGCGGCCAGAAGGGCCGTCTTGGTCATGTCGAGTTCCGACTGCAGAGCGGAGATCTCGGTCTCCTTCTCGGCCACCGCGGCTGCGACCGCTTGGCCGACCTCGGTTTCCTTCGAAGCTGCAGTCAGGGCATCAACCTGGGTTTGCAGGGCAACCATCTTTGCCTCGTCGTCGGCCTTGGCCGATGCGACAGCAGCATCAATGTCCGCCTGCGTGAAGTCGCCCATGAGTGGGTCCTCCCCGTTAGTGGCTGGGTCATTTGTCGGATCGGACTCCAAAGCGCACTGCACGCAAGTCGACTTATCGTGGACCGCGCCCGAAGGCATTGTCTCGAGAAGCCGATCATGGAGATCCTTGAGCTGGTTGCTCACAACTCATCTAATCGGCAGGAATCAATCTTGTGTTGAGTGAACGTCCCACCATTTGGGACGCTACCAACCCACCGGGATCATTTCCGGGTGTCCCAACTGCTTCGCCCGCTTCTTGATGTGGCTTCGAGCCTTCGAAGGATCCTTTGCCCGCCCGATCGCATGGATCGCATTGCGAAGGTCGGAAACGGTCTCAATCGGGTAGCTGCCATCAGGCAACGCAAACCCACGCTTGGCGAGTTTCTGGCGCTGCTCTGTGGAAAAGCTCTTGTCGAGAAGGAGCACCTGAGCCATCAGGGCCTCCCACTCTTTCGGCTCCAGATGGGGCGACTGTGCAGCGAAAAGCTTGTAAAGCTGCTCGGCCTCAACCTGATGAGAAGCGATCATGGCTTCGATCGACTTGATGTCTGCCCCACCCCAACCCGGCTTGACCGGAGGGATGATGACCGCCCCACCGCCAAAGCTCGGCTCGTTGAGGATCTTAGGCTGAAGACCTTGCATCTCAGAGCAATAGGTGTCCGACTCATAACCGGCCCAGGGCGTAGTGAGATCACACGTCGGACAGGTGATGTCCTTGGGTGCGGCTTCCATCGAGAAATATAGATTGCCATCAGCGTTGGCTCGCTTGATGGCGGCATACTCGTCAGGAAAACGCTGAACCCACATACCGGCAACGGCCTCGGCATAAGGCAACACGTCAGTCACGTTGTCTGCCGTTGGGATCCCTTCGGCGGCGACCATCTCGGCCACGGCCTCGTCGGTCAACGGTCCACCAAGAGAATCCAACAATTGAGCCCCAGCGAAAGACCCGACGGTGTACTGGTCCTTATGGAGCATATTCAGAGCCTTCATGTGCAACGTCTTCAGTGCTGCCGGAAGATCAACCAGCCTGAAGATGTGCCCATTGGAATTGGCCCGACCCGCTTCGACGTAATTGCCGAGCATCCAACGCAGGTCAGGATCCTTGCGCACCAACCGTTCAGCCCACGCGTTCGGCAACGCGTCCGGATCAAGCAGGGTCGCCGTTGCCGTGACCCTCAATCCGGTCGAAGTCCCAGTGATCATTGCGGAGATCCCATCGGGCCGCCCTTGGTCCCACTGCCATGACACATCGGGCACTGGACACTCACCCCACCTGCCCCCGGGACCTGACCTGTCCCGTTGCAGGAATAACAGGGATCTCCCATGGCGGCCATCGCATCAAGTTCGGCGTCATCGAGCAGGCGAGCCCGAGCACGCCCCGAAGGAACCTCGCTGGACATGGCACCGTGAACCATCAACCGCTGATCAGTCATTTTCGAACTCCTCAATCTCGTCGAACTCTTCGAGTTCCTCGTCACCCTTGAGCGGGGCGAGTTGTCTTGTGGTCTTTGACTTGTCTCGCTTCGCCGGATTCAGGGCCGGTTTGCCCTGACCGGTACCCGGCGCACGACCACCACCCCCCTTGCGACCACCACCGTTGTCACGACGGGTCGGTACAGTCGGTGCGGGAACAGGGGCAGGCGGAACCGTTCCTGGAGTATCCGGCGGAACGGGTGTTGTCGATCCCGGAGGAGGCAGCGTGCCGAAGATGTCGTCGTACTTCAGGGCTTCCCGCTGACGCAACATCGCTTCAAAGCGTTGATCCAGGTCGAACTGGCTGAGGATGGTTTCCCGACTGATCTCACGGTTGGCCCGCAGTTCGAGCAGGAACGTCGCCCAGTTGGCATCAAAGTCGAGGGCAACGGACTGAGGATGGAACTTCAACCTCGGAGCGGTGGTGAACGCATCGTTCATCTCGAACATCGGGGCGAAGATGTGCTTCTCAAGAGTGCGACGAATCATGTGCCGTCGGGATTCCAGACCCCGAGCGATCACCTTGACCAGCCCGATCGAACTGTCTCCGGCTGCGCCGGCCGAGTAGTTGCCGAGTTGCATGATCTGGTACATGCGTGCCGTGATGCGCGAATCAATCGTGTTGTACCGCTCCGCCTTCAGGGTGTTGTCCAACTTCGGCGTCACGATCGACACATTCAGTCGATGATCGCCAACAAGAATTGGCGTACGCGACACCTGGCGAACCTGGACCTGAAGGTTGTCAATCTCGGCCGGAGTCGCCGGAAGGTCATCACTTCCCTTCGTGATCAACACCACGAAGTTCGTATTGCCAATCAGATAGGCGCGGTCCATCTGACGAAGCTGCTGCTTCTGATCAAGCAGTTCAAAAACGGCCCGCATCCGAACAGGCGCCCACCGCTGGAACCCCGGCCGCGTCATGGTGTGACGAAACACGTTGTTCGGGTTGAGTAGCCACAGGTTCCGGGTTGGGAACCCAGCCTTGGTCAATTCGCGGACTTCGTTGATCGATGGCTGATACGGGCCGACCATGAGCCGCGCCACTGTTTCATCCTGAAGCGGATGATCACCGGACACGATGTCCGTGAACCGCATGTGTTCCTGACGATTCGCCACGTAGGCGAGTTGTTCCCGGCCAAAGATCGTTGTCCCGATCGGAACGATCTTCAACGGATCCAAGATCGTGATGTTCTGCGGAACCATCAGGTCCCGATACTCCTTGCGCCGAATGTTGCCCAGTTCACTCCTGCCACGGACCTTGAAGCTTTCACGTCCCCACCAGACAGCGACATACACCTGGGAAACCGTTTGCAGCTCTCGCCAGATCTCTCGAAGTCGAGAATCAAGATCGATGCTGGCCGCGACCTGGTTGTAGACGTCCTCATCGTCCTCGTCCAAAGCAAAGAAGCCAACAGTGGAGAAGGCCAGGGCCTCGGTCGCTTCAACCGCGCCCGAAACGATGTCGTCGGTTTCGACGGCGGCGTACGCCAGTCGCATCTGATCAATCATCCGTGTCGGAGTCAGGTAACGATCCCGGCCGAATATGCCGCCGTTACGTCCCGGATATGTTCCCCGACCATCGTCGTAACTGCTGTTGCTCCACCCGCTCCCGTAACCACCCTGACCGTAACCTTGGGGCTGCGTGTTCTGAACCCAACCGGCGAGGGCGTCAATCACTGGGGCGTTCGCCCGATTCAGGGCATCCCAAACCTGTCCGGTCGAAATCCCGGTGTCGTTCACCACCGGCAGGTTGAACCTCGAATCCGGTTCCTGCGAGAGAACGGAGCCGTGGATACTTGGAACAACTGCGTCGGGTTCATCCATCAGACCTGTCCCCCCGACATTCGCAACTCCCACTCAAGCAAAGCGATTCGACGACTATGGACCTGAAAGTGAAAGTCCAGGTCCTTGCGGAGGGGCTCAACCTGGCGGACTCGCATGTCGCCAGCCACACGACCGTTCATCGACCACAGATCGGAACGGATCTCAGCCAGACGACCAGCACATGCCGACAACAGGAGGAGTATCTGGTCGGGATCCTCCTGTTCGAGGTGGGCCAACCGCTGCCGGAAATCAGCCAACTCGGCCATGAACCCCGACATGCGGCCCTGATCGGCAACGCGATTCCGCACGCCGGGACCCATGGGCATCAGCGTTGGTTGGCGGTCCTCGGCTTGTTCTTCCTTCTCAAGCAACTGGCCCACGGGCACCTCCGGTTGGTCTATCGGTCACAGACGGAACCCATTTGAGCAGGGATAAGCCTGAATCTGGTTGATTGAACCTCAGAACATCACGAACGAATCCAGAACTGGCTCCTGTACGACCCTCGCGCTCAACGTCCGTTCGATCTGATCCTGAGCCCATCCGAGCAGGGCATTCCGACTTGCATCAAGGCAGTTGTGAACCAGCACGCCGTTCGCGAAGAACTCGGGCTGATCCTGCACGGTCAGGTCATAGACCTCGCGCTGACCCGATGGCGTTACCCTCACCACGCGCAGCAACTCGACGACGGGCTTGAAGGGACTTCTCTCGGCCGCCCGACGGCGAAAAGTGGACGCGACCGGTGCGGTGCGGGGACTCGAGACGAGTGACGTCGCAGAAAACGACCCCTGATCTGGATGCCATGCGGTGACATTATCGCCCACCATAAGGCGAGCGACGGGGATCCATGAGTGCTCAGCGTGGATGAGATGCTCGGCCGTCGCCGTTAACACTCGCCCATCGGAGAACTCGACGTCATAGGTCGGCGCCGAAGCGGAAGCACACCAGGCACGCTCAACCTTCTTCCAACCAGCCCGAGTCGCCACCTCGTCGCCAACCGCAACAAGTTCGATCGGCACCAGGCCACGAACGGTCGTTACCATCGTGCCCGCTGCGAGGCAGTGATCATTCCCTTGACTGAAGAGTCGCTTGCCGTAAGCGTCCTGCATTCCCCTGACCGAAACGTAACTGGCACCCTGAAACTCCTTGAGGAACCCGCTGTCCCAAGGCAACAGGAGCCGCCGATGATCGACCAACTCGCGAAGGATGTCGGTGCTGTACTCCTTGGCGTTGCGTCTCTGCGCCTGCTTGAGCTGGTCCTCCCCGGGATCAAGTTCGATGGTGGCATCAAGGCCAGTGACCAGCTTCTCGCTGAAGCTGTAGCCCTTGATCGTGGTCAGCACCGAACTCATCGACGAGGCGAACGGGAGCATTTCCGGGGCGATGCGGTCAACTTGACCCTTCCCGAACGCCTCCTGGATCTCGACCATCTCATTCCACATGGTTAGACCTACACCATTCTTGTCCATCGAGAACGCCTTCGGTCGATAGTGATCTATGACGGCAAGGATGGCAAGTATCTGCTCCCTGTGCGGCATTCTCACTAGACTTATACGCGACAAGAGTTTGAATATGGTGTGCTCATCTTTTGGCTTCACCCTGTATTCGACGAAGGTCACGATTTCTGAAGGGTCGACGGTGAAGCCGATGTCCATCCCGCTCCAGAAAATCGCCTTCGGGTTGGAAATGCGCTCCGCTGGATCACCCGCGTACGTCAAGTGGCCGGCCGGCAGGTCAATCACATCCAGAATCGACTGGTCGTTGTACCCCAGCGTCTCGATCTTGATCTGCTCGTGGTAATACTCGTTCAGGTTGTAATCGGTCAGCGCATCGTTGTCGACGCACTCCATGAGGCGTGAGATGACGAAGATCGGATTCGTCTTGTCTCCGTGAAGTCCAAGCACGTTGCGCCGATAGTCCGGATCATCCTTCGACCCGTACTGGGCGATCTTCTCCTCCCGCTCCTCATTCGACCAGTTCGGTCGCCACATGGCAGAGAACCGATGAACCGTCCACGGATTGTCGGGGGAATCCGAAGTGAACTCGAAGAAGTCATCCCGCACCCCCCGCGTCACGCCATGCGCCCGCCAAGTGGCCCCCTCGAATCCCCGCTTCAATGTCTCGGTAAGTTCAAGCCAACCGGCGTGCGGGTAATCCTGTGACTCATCCATCTCCAACCAGATGGGGTGAACGCCCTTAATCCCACGTCCATCACGTTGGGGAATTCGCCCAATAATGCGAGCACCATTCACGAAGTTCATCATGAACGGTCGATGAGTAACCGCCGATTTGCTCCTGGGCAGGAACTCCGACAACAACCGACAGCTATTGAACTGAGTCTCGATGAGGCCAACGATAGGTTCCAGATGCACCAGTTCGGGGGCGGTGATTACCATCTCCTCCCCGGGATGCACGAAGGGAAAAGCACAGCCACGGGACTTGACTGACAAACTTTTGCCCGTGCTTCGTGCATTGCATTCGATCTGCTTTGGGTCTTTGTTTCGCCACCAAGAATGCTGATATGCCCAAGCCCGGAAACACCCCGATGCCGCCGCCCACTCCGGGTCGTCTACCCAACGCTCGTCCCCCGGAAGTTCGTCGTGATCGTAGCGATGTGGACTCGCTGGCTTCGATCCACAAATCGCACACATCTTGTTGTCGTCGACGGAAGGGTCAAACCACAAGAATTCCGCCTGATCCAACCCGCTAACGTCAGTGAGGATGGCGAAAAGGTAAGCCTCGCGTTCGTCGAGATCGAAAAGGACTGGCACATTGGGTTTGTTTGCATACACCCGAACCGGAGGTGGCAGCTCCGGCTGAACAAGCCCGTCAGAACTCACTGTCGTTTAATCCAAAGCCGCTGTTTCTGATTCCTGAAGTTCTCGTCGATTCGGTCGAACTTCACGACTTCTTCCTTGATGATCTCCATGACGTCGGCCATGGTCACATGGAACTCCAACCGTTCGTCATCGGTGCAGTTGTCAAAGTAGGTGATGATGGCCTTGATTCGTTGCATCGACTCGATGCTTTGAGTGAATTGTTCATTACGCATATAGCCGAACTCTTGTGCCCGGTTCAACAGACTGTCCCAGAATGCCGGGACGGAGTCATCGCCATGACTGCGATCCCGGGCAACCTTGTCCACACCAAGGGCCTTCTTCAACTGGCGGACTTCGGTGCTGAACTGGTTGGCCAGGTCCGCATACTGCTTCGTGGGGATCTCGTTGTCCCAGTAATCACGTCCCATGGACACCCACGACGTCCAGCGATGGATCATCAACTCGAAGGTCACGAGCTTGTCGATGTCAAGGTGATCCGAGACGTTCAAGAAGTGGTTGTCCGCCATGTATCGAGTGATCTTGTCGAGCAGGTAACCCTCTTCAAGTTCGGTCATCACCTGGAAGGTGGCCCCGGAAGGCAGCCGAACGTCAATACCGTCTTCGGCTTCCGGTTCGAAAGTGTCGGTCATGGATTCAGCCAGCGCTTGTAGGGGGCGGGATCGTCGATCAGATCGGTCTCGGGTGGATCAAAAAACCAGCGATAGAACACATCATCACGCAAGGCCGCAGGGCCATTTGCGTCAAGGATGGCACCGTACTGTCGCCAGTGCCCACCTAGAGAATCGGGAAGGTCAGACGCAGCGTAGGCTTCAGCGCCATTCCGAACCTTCTTTTCAAACTGCTCAGGACTCCGCCACGAGAAATGTCGGATCGTTCCAAGTGTGCCACCACTTGGTGCATACGGGGCACCTTCCTCTGGCTCACACGTATGGTTTCCCTGGTTGATGATGAGCCGCCGGTTGGTCCGACAGGCGATCTTCGGGAGCGAACCGATGGCCGGATCACGATTCCGGATCCTGACAAACGGATCGACTTCAGTGGGATCATCTGACGGCATCCCGAAGTGATTGTAGAGATCGGCAGTGATGAAAGCCGTTCGATCCGGCAACGCCCGCAACGCCTGAGCCAACGGCATCGGGTCCTTGGCCGACCAGATTTCATCGGCATCGAACGGGATCACCCAATCTGCCCCGCGTTCCGCCGCCTCGCGCATGAGTCTCGTCATCTTGGCCGACTGGTAATAGGCCAGCTCCAGATCAGCGACAACGACCAACTCACATCCGATGTTGCCGACAAGGTCAGCCAGAACCTCACTCGTCCCATCCCGCGACAGATTGTCGGCAACGAGAATGCCGTCAACGCCCTCGGAGGCCATGTGACGGACCACACCTTCAACGACGTCGACCTCATCACGAACCATGGAGATACCCCACACCCGTTCATCACCCACAACTCAACTCCCGCTTGGCCTCAAGGGTTTCCTCAAGCGTGTCCATGAACCGACCGAGCGCCGAAAGTCCATCGAACTGGCTTCGGTGCCATTCCACGTGATCGACCTGGGATGGAGAATGTCCCCGAGGCCACCCCGACTCCAGGAGCGCCCCGCAAAGCGTGCAACGCACAAGCTTCATGTCCCATCCCGCATGCTCGAGATCACCAAACCTCAGCCCGAGAAAGAAGTCATCAGCAGCCACCTAGTACCCCACTCCCGTGCGTTCCTCGCCAATGTGCGTCACCCATGGCTCATCGGTTCGTCTTCCCCAGAAAGCGAAGTGACGACCAGCAGCGACCAACTCCTCGGTGAATCTAGCCTCCGAGTTGGATCCGGTCGGCCAGCCCAACCCCAGCAACTCCCTACGATACAACGAAGGATTCGTTGAAAAGTAGAGATCATGCTGAAGCCACTGAAGGCCCCAGCGATCTTGATCGACGTACTCGTCCGGCCACACCTCAACAACCCCGCCGGCCTCAACCTCTCTCGGACCCCACGCCTGACGACGGAGAACCACCTGAGCCACTGACGGAGACCGCGTCAAGAGTCGGGCCATGGCGTCCAGATCCACGTCTCGGTTGAACACGAAGTCGTCCTCAAGGTGGAAAACGTAGTCAACGTCCATTTCCGAAATGACATCCCAACCCGCCTGGATGGCACCGCCAAAACCTCTCCTCTCCCTTCGGGGAGGCACGATTTCAAACTCACCCCAGGCCATTTGCACGCTCTCACCGAATCCCGGATCCGGACAATCGTTGATAAGTACATACCGATCAAAGGCCGGGAGATAATCCCGAGCTGACTTCAACGTGCGAAACAGACACTCCCTGCCATCGGTTATGACCATCAACGCCCTGCCCCCGCTCACTTCCACATCCAAATCTCCGGATGGACAACGTCCAAGATGACCTGACCCATCGGCACGTCCCGTCCGACAATCATCATGTTCTGGCGATACCAGGGTTCAATCCGTTCGTCGCCCCAGAACTCGTAAAGCAGTTGCCGACAACCGAACCCTCGATCGCCGAACAGGGCAGCCCACTCGCTTTGCCAGAGACACGAGACATGGTGAGCACCCGCCTGACCGGGAATGGCCGCCGAAAAAAGGATCAAGGGAGCGACACGGCACAACTCATCAAGCAAGTGATCTGGATCGTCCAGATGTTCAGCCA